CTATCAATAGCCTCTTGATCAAATTGGTTGTATTTTGGCGGATTGATTGGACGACCTTGACTATCAAGCACCTCTCCACCTTCGCCTATCAAACGTCCACCCTTTGTCTTGGTGTATCTAGTAATGTTTCCTGCCTCGTCTTCAGAAATTTGGACCAATGCTTGACCGCTTTTGTCTTTTACTGGTTCAAATCCTTCTTCTGCGTCAGCAATTGCCTCTGCCAACTGGCTGCTGTAACGCTTTACAGTTTCTCCCATTTCTGGGGAGCCACTGATGATGGCGTTCTGGATTCCGCTGACGACTGGATTCACCTTGTCTACGGGAAGACCAATTTTTTGCGCCCGCTCCATCAGGCTATTCAAGTTCATCAGGTCCGCGCCAGCAGGTCCGGGGACAGAGGCCGGAGGGTATCCGCCTGTTGGGAGCGGCATTGGTTGCTCTGAATATTGCGCGGCTCCTCTCGCCCCTTGGCCTCCACCATAGCCCCCGCCCAAGTAGCTTGGCATCCTTCCAAGTTGTCCTTCTTGAACCGCCACCGCCCGCATATTTGTATTTTGCTTGAGCAAGTCTTGAATGCTAGCTCCAAGCTGACCGCGAACATCAACAGGAGTATTCTCGTCCTTGAGGCTGGAAATCAAATTGTCATAGTAAGATACTTGAGACGGGTCCATGATCTTTGCCGCTTCCGCGATTTTGATCCCCATCGTTGCCATGTTCTTACTTTCTTTTTGCTTCTTGAAGTAGTCAGCAGCTTGACCCACGGCTTGTCCAATAGCCTGCATCGGCAAACCAGCCGCTTCTACAGCACCAGCGTAATTTGGTTGCTGATACCCAGTAAATCCGATATTTCCGCCCGTAAGTGCCATGATTTTAATTATATGAAGTTAGTAAACTGGAGTAGCCTTGGGGATTCCTCCAAACAGGCCGCTTAACCCCATGCCCGCTGAGAGACCCATTCCGCTGAGTCCCGTCGCGCCAGCCGCTCCTCCAGCAAGTCCAGAAAGCCCAAGTCCCGCCGATAATCCGCCAGTGAATGGGGCGGCAGCAAGACCGATCCCCTTGGTGATAAGCCCCATTGTTTGCGCTTTGCGTTGTTGGTCCGCTTGGAACTTGGCCATGTTATAAGCATCCAATGAAGAGGCCCGTTGCTGGGCAAATCCAAGTGGGGCGTTATAGTCAAATTCACCAGAAGACGCTGGGCCTCCAGTAAGTGCCATCCCAAGCGTTTGTTGCCCTGCTTGATACGAAAGTGGTGATTGCCCCAACAAGTTCAATCCGGGCGCAGTATAAAATTGCTGTGCCGCATCGTATGATCGTCCACCAGCTTGTGCTGCTTCAGCTCGCTTGCGAGCCAGAACGTCCTCGCGGCCCATCGCCTCACTCACGATGCTGCGGTTTCCACCAAGTCTGCCTGCGGCTTGGAATCCCTCACGCGACTGCTGTTCGTAGCTTCGTTGTTCTTGCGGAGTAACTCCTTGTGCTGCGGCCCTAGCTCGTTCTGCCTCAGACGCAAATCCTTGAACAACGGCAGCTTGCTCTGGAGACATTGCCTCCATCAATCCTCGCGCAAGACCAGTCTGCCCGGTCATTTGTCCAATCTCCCCAGCACGAAGCTGCCCCAGAGTTTCGCCCGCCCGCTGACCTGTAGAAAGCTGTAACGCCTCTAGTCCGGGTTGGCCCCCAACACCACCAAGGAACTGTCCGGTCTGCCCAAACATTTGGGCCATAAACTCCGGGCCATACTTGGCACTTGTTTGAAGTGCTTTAGGGATTGCGGTCGAATAGTAATTATCAAAAAGATAACCTGCTTGTTCTCCAGCAAGGCTAATTCCTTTCTTATTTGGCTTTAATGGATCAATTGGTTTTGGAACCTCGGGTGAAGAAAATAATCCCATATTTTTAGTGGCTAGATTTTTATTTTTGTTAAATTATTATGAGAAACGACAACGCCAAAGCATAAGTGCCAATACAAAAGTTTGTGAAAGTCTTCGCCATATATTTCTGTTGCTTTAGCTAGATGTTGGTTCACTTGGCAAACCTTACAAGAATAATAATGCTAATTATTTTTAACGATGTAATTATTTTATCTAATTATTGCCACATAAGCAAAACTACAGTCTCCCGGGCCTGGGTCGCTTGTGTTTGATAGAATCGTTCTTACTTTTACCTGCGTTGTTGTTTTCGTGAATGCGTAGTCAATGTCAAGAAAACCTCCTCTAGCAGTAACAGTTTCTCGTTGCACAGTACCCATAATAACGTAATCAGTATCTGGCATTGCCGTAGTCATAGTAATGGTGTAAACTCCAACGGAATTTTTAAAAACCGACGACACGTTTCCTGATTTTATAATGTTTCCGCTTGCATCAAACTTTACCCATGCTCTAATCCCGTAAATAGGAGCCGTGCCAGTCTGCGCTCCACTGAGCTTGGCGGCGGTGATGTTTGCATCAAGAATCTTGGCCGTTGTCACTACACCAGCATCAATAGTAGCAACTCCACTAGCTACCGTAAAGTCACCAAAGTCAGAGTTTGAGAGTTTGGCTGGAGTCACGTTTGCATCTAGGATTGCAGTTGTCGTAACTGCATTTGCAGCTAGCTCGTTTGCTCTAATTCCACCAGCCGCAACGGAAAGTTTACCAGTAGTAACGGCAAGAGTCGTGCCAGTAATAGCAGTAGCCGTAATCGTGCTTTGATCGAGGATGTTGTTCATCTTCGTGCTAGTGATTACGTCAGTAGCTGTGAAGGTGGAAGTTGTATCAATTGCGCCCATGCTTTATCTTTGTGAAATGATTTGTCTGTTGGTGACTGAACCAGCTACTTTTACTGAGTTGACCTTAGGTGATCCGATAGTTCTTGTCAAGATCATTGTTCCGGTGAAGCCCCTGATGCCACCCAACCTACACCGGATGCTTGCTGTTTCAGCTTCAGTAGCTGTAGTGGGAGTAAGCAATCCACCGAGCAAAGTTGTAGTTGTGCCTATAGATTTAGCGTCGTCAGGATCTTCCGCTGCAAATGCAATGTTATATTCCGAGTTTTGGCCGGGAAGAGACTGGATGTTTACCTGTGCGTCGGTAAACCGCTTGCGTTCCATTGTCCCGAGGTCGTATCCCCTAGTCGTAAGAGACGCATTGATTGTTGGGGACACAACAGCCGCAGAGTTGTCCACGTTTAGAGTGTCATTGGAGCTTTCGGATGCTTCAATTTGATGCAGCCCGCCATTGGGTGTCACCGCATAGAGGTTGTTCCTCTCGCTAGCACTACCAATCACGAAGTCTTTAATCAAGAACCTAGAATCACCAAAGGTATCCAGTGATTCCCACCCTTTATTTAGGAAGTTATACACCAAAATGGCGTTGTTCCCATAAGAATCACCCGCTCCCGGAACCGAATCAAGCGGAACAGCAAGATAATACCTGTTTTCAAACAAGACTCCCACTGCTCGGTCAGAGTAATCAGCATTAATCCGGTCGATATACGGCTGAATGTTCTTGGAAAGCGGCTCCTCAGTGCCTCGCAGGTTGTAATCGTTAAGGAACTCAATCCCATAAACGCCATCGTCAGATAAGAACAGCATTGCATTGCCGCGCATGACAACAGACTTGCGAGCGAGGCATCCAATCTCAGATGTAAGCTCCTTAACGGTAACATCCAGAAGGCTTCCCAGCGTCCCCTTAACAAGATGAAGGCTGTTCCGGTTTAGGACAACCAACCCGTCGTCATAGAAGCCGTGCATTGCCACAACAAAGTCTGCTGTCCCACCGCTTACACGGAATTGGTTCTCAATCTGGTCAAATGTAGTAGTGTCTAGAATATCTGATACGGATATTTCATCGGTAATCTTGCGGCTAGTGTATGCTGGAACATTATAAGCTCCTGATTGATCGTAGTAAAACGGAACCCACAGCCTGCGTTGGAAATGGATACCCCACGGTGCGCCGGGCTGGTGCATAAAGCCACCGCCTACGCTAAATCTGCCACCGAACTCAAAAATATCGGTGCTTGACGTGCTGTAATTCCCAACTGGCGCATACCATGCAATCGTCGTTGTGGTTGCCGACACAACTTGGTATTCTTTCCCAACCATTTCAGCAAAATCAACAGTTTCCGCTTGGCGCACAATAATAATGTCGCCTTGTTTGATTGTTACGTTACCAGTAACTGTCGCAGTTATCAATCCGCTTGCAATCTCGACATCTTTTGCCTGAATGTTGAAAGTTTGTGGCTGAGTATAAGCTCCACCGGGAGATAGCGTGAACCCGTCAGTGGCGATTGCAACACTTGTGCCAAACGTAACCGCCTGACTAGTGGTGAAAACATAAGTGAATGTATCTGCGTCAACAACGCTAGCGACGGCAAACGTCCCATTTGCGGGTGTGCCACCAGTAAGCCCTGCAATTGTCACCATTGTTCCGACAACTAACCCATGATCTCGCACTGACATGGTGACGGTAGTCGTTCCAGCTTGTGATGCTGAAAGAATTTGCCTGCCATTGGGAAACCAATCAAGTGCTTGTTGTCCTTCACGGAAGATCATTACCTTGTCGAACACTTGGATCATCTCAGTGTCAGCACCAATAGCGTCTCCAGCAGGATACGGAATGTCGGTAATCACATAACCATCCAAGTCAATCTTCTTAGCGACAGCATCCAGAGCAATA